TGGGGCTCCGCTCGGTGTCCATAGTTCGTATGGCACCGGCAAACGTCGAGGATTGAACACCTCGGCAGTTTGGCTTTCTTAGGTATTCGAGCTAGTTCGATACTTACTTTTCGAAGAGTAGCTCTCTTCAGAAGGTCATTTTGACAGGAAGCACCCCGGGTTCGCTACCCGGGTCTCCCATCACGCAGGAGTCTGCATGTTAACACCTATGCGGTTCTCGCAGCGGCTACTCGAGAGAGTGGGTCGCCTCGTGATGAGCATACGCTTCTCTATCCGCTCCGTTAACACGGAGGTAATTGATGCCGGGGTCACCCTCGAAATCGATCGGAAAGAAGATAGCGGTGTCGTCGCCCCTCAGGCAATTCGCTGGGAAGTAATCCCTTACGATTTTGCTATGCTTAACCGGGAGGTTGAGCGCGCGCATCGTCAAGTTGCGCGTCTGAAGGCGAGGGCAGCGGGTCACCAGTGTGACCCGTTTGCAGATACGCACCCTAGTGAGTCAACCCGATGACCACCGGTGCGTGGGACAACTCTCTGAATGGGGGGTGGTTTAATCGTGTCCACTTTAAAACGTGGAATGGCACGGACCGCCCCAAAATAGAGAAGTCCATCCGTCAGCCTCCGGTAGTAGTTGTGCGCGGTGGTAAAACCTACCGCTACCACTTCAAACCTGCCCGGAAGCCGAGACGGGTTATTGACGTCGATCACGAGTACCATCTTGTGACTCGATATCAATACTCCGACCACATCCAGCGCCTCAACAATCCCTACGGGGATTGGAATGCTGGGTTTGCATCGTTGTATGTGTCTGATACCGTGTTCTCAAACACGGGTTTGGACTTTACGACGGTGGGGTTTGATGCAAATGATCAAATCCGTTTGGTGGGGAAGCTGAGGGAGAAGATTTTCGGATCTGACTTCAATGCTTCTGTCTTTTTAGGCGAGGGTCACCAGACGCTTGCGCTGGTAACCGATTCCGCGACGAGGATCTATCACTCCGTTCGCGCCTTGAAAAGGGGCAAGCTCAAGACTGCCGCCGAAATCCTAGTTAATGGGACCGGTCGGAAAGTTAAAAAGCATGTCGATTTTCCAGTTCCTGAGAAAAAGAAACTGGACGCCGTACTGTCATCCAAATGGCTGGAACTCCAGTATGGATGGCTGCCTCTGATAAAGGACGCACATGGTGCAGCTGAGGCGCTTGCGCACCATCTGTCCGTCCCTTTTCGACAGCGGGTTACCGCATCGATTTTCAGGGGGAACTCCGAGATAAAATTCAAGGGCTCTACTGCAGGTGTTGGAAACGACACTTACAATTATGAGTTGAAGAATATCTCGAAAAGGCGGATTATTGTTACCTTAACGGAACAACCATCCTTAGCAGCCCAGCTGGGCTTGCTGAATCCAGAGAATGCGGCCTGGGAGCTTATGCCCTGGTCGTTTGTTATCGACTGGTTTATTCCGATCGGTAGTTATCTGGATGCCCGAGCCATTTCTAAGCTCGCGTTTGACGGTTGTGTAACGTCCACTAAAGTGACGTCGACTCTTAACAACTGTCATGACACCGGAGCATTTCCGGGGTCGGGATTACCATGGGCAAACTGTGGTTTTCTACCCAAGGCGAACTTCGAGTCGTACAACGACAGACTAGTTCAATTTGACCGCGTGCTATCGGGTATGCCTGAAGTCCCATTGCCCAAGTTTAAGGGCTTTGCGAAAGCTGCCTCTTGGCAGCATTGCGTCAACGCTGTCGCCCTTTTGGTGACATTAAAAGCGAAGGCGTGAACTCGGGTCTCTTCCAACCTGAGTCAGGTAGAAAGTAAGGTGTTTTGGATTACGTGGACCTTATCCTCCATACCTATGAACCAGAGTGGGTATTCCCACAGAAAGGCATTGGCATGGGCCAACAAGCCAACATCACCGTTTTCGACGGTGCAGGCACCCCGGTTACTCACACCCTTGTCGGTGAGAGTGTCGAGCGCAAGCCCGACGGTTCGGTAGTCTCCATTTGGAAGGAATCCCTCGCGGGCGTTCCTGACTATGCGCAGATCCGAGCGACCATGACGAAGCGCAAGCTTCCGAGTGGTGTTTTCCGGGTGTCCGTTCGCACGGAAGTTCCGGTCATGGAATCCGTCAGTGGACAGAATTCGTCGGGGTATACGGCCGCTCCCAAAGTGGCCTTTACTGATACCGTCGAATCCGTCGGGTTTTTCCACGAACGTGGCACGATCAACAGCCGCCGTTTGGCGCGCCAGTTGAATGTGAACCTGATGGGCAACGTCTCCACGTCTGTGGCAGCTGCCACGACTGGCCCGGCGTCCGAGCTCTTCGACCAACTCATCGTTGCGTCGTAACTCCTGCCGGCGAAGAGCGTTGTATTAGCCTTCGTTTCCTTTCCTATACCCTTATGGGGAGTTCTTATGCAGACATCTGCACATTGGTTAGAAGAGACGAATCCGGCTCAGTCTGTTGACCTATACCGGGAATTGGCTATCTCACACGCCCGGGAGGGCGGCCCACAAGGCGACGTTATTGCGCGGTTAATAGCGCATGACGACCTTCGGGGCTTATGTGAGTTCTCTATGAATTACGAGCTGATAGTTGACGATTCTGTGCCTGGGAAGGCACATCATCGGCTCGTCAATGGTATCTGGACAACGGAGTTTAAATCTGTCAGCCGGAAACGGTTGCAGACTCCCGAAGAAGTTTACCATTGTCGCCAGGCGTTAGCCTACTTTCAGAAGATCAAAGTCCTAGACCTTGGTTATCCGAGAGAAGAGGAAGCCTTAGCGAAGTTTTTAGAGGCCGAAGAGCTATGCAGATCGACAAACGAGATCCTACGTTTGCGTCGCCTCGGGAAGTGTGATTACACCTCCCGCGTGAACACGGTGTTTTACCGTGCTTCGCGAAAAATAGCGCGTATCCTGGGCTCGGTTCCTCGCCTCGAGGAATTGGATTTGCACTTCGGACCTGGAGCCACACGTGCTACCAGACGAAAGGTAGCTTCTATTCGCCGCAAACTTGCGGAGAAGCTGCAGTGTAGCGAAGACTTAACCAGCATGATCCCGTTCGTGCTGGAAGAGATGCCTCATCTTCTTGATGTTCATTCAATGCTTGACCGCATTGATGAAGACGGAGAGGAGTGGGCCCTGCTTGAGGTTGAAATAGTACCTAGCAAGCTGAGCTTCGTCCCAAAGAACGCAAAGTCATTACGTTCGATATGTACCGAGCCCGGTCTGAACACCCTTGTTCAGCTGGCTATCGGGGAACACATGTCTCGTCGGCTTGCGGCGTTCGGTATCGATATTCGAGATCAGTCCGTTAATCAAAAACGGGCCCTTGAAGGATCGTTAACAGGGGCTTTAGCAACCCTTGACCTGTCATCCGCATCGGATACAATCTCGAAAGAGTTAGTATTCGAGTTACTTCCCCTTGACTGGGCCTTGCTCCTTAGCAAAGCTCGTAGTAGTCATGTCTTGCTGCCGGGAGGCAGCGTTATTAGACAGGAGAAGTTTTCGTCCATGGGGAACGGTTTCACGTTCCCTCTCGAGACTCTGATCTTTTGGAGCCTCGCTGCCGCCTGCTGTGAAGCAGACGCGGATGCCACTGCGTATGGGGATGACTTGATTGTCCCCACTGACCGCTATCACCTGCTTGTTGAGGTGTTAACTGCGGCCGGTTTCGTAGTGAATATGACGAAGTCGTACCACACGGGACCCTTTCGAGAGTCGTGTGGGAAGGATTACTATTTGGGAACAGATGTCCGTCCAACCTACTCCAAGGGTTGGGTAACCGGACAAAGCCTCTTCGTTCTCCACAATTCTTATGTGAGACGAGGGGATCTTCGACGTGCAGAGATGGTCCTGGGAAGGATCCATCCATCGTTGCAGATCTGGGGCCCGGATGGGTACGGTGACGGCCACCTCTTGGGAGAACATCCCCATGAGCGCCGCCAAAAGTACCACAACCGTGGCTACTCGGGCTACTTCTTTGACACTTTCATCACCCAGTCTAACAAAGATGGGGTGCCCCTTCAAAAGGGTGAATTTGTCTCGTCACTGTACTCTATCTACCGGCGATCGGCCGGCGATGAGTACCTGAACGTTGAGGCAGTAACTGGCCTCGTAAATCGTCGGTCTCTCTTTCTCCGTAGCTGGCTACGGGGTTTGGGCGAAGTACGTACCGCACCTCTCGCTTTGGCTAACGCTGAGGACGATGTGAAAGCTTTCCCTCTACCAGGGGTGAGCGGGTATAAGAAGATTTCTGTATATATATTTAGGGATTAATTATCCCTAGCCCCTCTTTTGGGGGGGAGCGAAAGCTGGAGGTGAC